GTCACCCTTATCCGCAAAATACTGATTTGAGTTATTCCAACCAACCGAGCGGATCACCTGCTCGCCAGCTAAGTTTGCACAAGTAATTTCAGTAAACACGGTTTCGGCGTATGCGTTGGGCGTATGCACTAGCATCGTGAGCCCTACGATGAAAGCGACAAGTGCCACTCTCAAAGGTTTATTCATCAGACCAGTTTGGCCTTGATCTGCCTGCCGTCTAGAACGATCGGCGCAGCTGAATCGTGCCAAACCCAAAAGCCAACCGGCATTGATGGATCGCAGTCGATGGTGTGTGACCAGTGCAGGTGATAGACCTTGCCATCCCAGCCGCCAATGTTCTTATCATCGTGACCAGTTTCATCCAATTTGTCTGTGCCAGGGTAACGACCAAAGCGACCTCGCAATACTTTGCCACCTTTGCTGAACTCAACGCGCAGGATAGTGATCCATTCCCACTGGCCAGCCTTGTCTACCTTGTATGCAATGCCTTTTGGATATTCAACCCATGTCCAAGTCTTTGGCGGAATGCTTTGCTTGCTAGCACCTGACTCAACTTTCCAAAGTTGGCTCATTTTTCAAGTTTCTTGTCGGCATCTGTAAAGATGTCGTTGATCTCTGCATCATCCAGGTTGCCGTCTTTCAGGAATGCCCGGGCCAGCCCCTCGATTACTACCGCCACGCCACCGATGCCAGCAATGATGATCGCCTTGGCTGGCTCTACACCTGCCACGGCTGATGCGCCCACAACTGACAGGCTACTAGCTGCAAAGACTGCGACCATTCTTAATAAGATGTTTTTGGTTTTATTCATGATGCCAAGATGTCCTTTGGGTCTAAGTCCTTACCAGCGGACCAGCGAATATTGTCGCGCATTTCAAAATGCAAGTGTGGGCCTGATGAGTTTCCTGTATTGCCAGACTCGCCGATGATCTGGCCTTTTGTCACCATCGCGCCTGGCTTGACTCTTACCTTGTTTAGGTGTGCATAAATTACCCAGCCGCCATCACATTTTTCGACCACCTGGTTACCGTACGATTTGCCCCAGTTGGCGTTCTCGATCTTGCCGTCAGCTACTGCCAACACTGGTGTGCCAACAGGCACAGCAAAATCAACGCCTGTGTGATAGCCCTTTGACCACATTTTGCCTGGCTTCTTGTAAGCCGTTGTAATTTTGCCGTTCTTAATTGGTAAGGCCATGATTGCCCTTTCGTGTCATGGCCCTGTGTTGATTGTTAAGGTGCTTGTATTTCCTCGACGGTTTGTTGCGCTGCGGCTTCATCTTGCAACTTTTTTTCAACACTAATTTCTTCTTTAGTCATTTCTCTTTCAATGATTTCGCCCGTTGCACAATTAACTTCAACCATTTTTGTTGCCATTACTTAATACCCCATAACTGAATTGTTCCCGTAACTGTTTGCGAACCACTTCGCACAAAATCAACTCTTGTTATTGCAGTTCCATTGTTTGAATAATTATAAGCACCTATATTGCAATAATAATCAGGGGCAACATAACCAGTAACGGCATAATTACCATTCCTTGCAACCGTAGTCGAGGAATAATTATTTACTTCAACATAACCATCTGCTGTGCCATTACCACTAGCAGTAAAAGTTTGCGGAATAATAGCCAATTTGGAACTTGTCGCACCAACGCCAGCAGAGTTTTCCAAAAGATTACCGCCAGTAACACTAGTTGTGCTACATGTGGTTCTGTAATAACTACCTGTTGTAACATTGTTTAAGGTCATTTGCCAATATCCACTTGTTGAACGAACGTCTAAAAAAATAATTTTTAGGTGTTTGTAAGTAGTGGGAATTGAGGTAAACGAAATAGCGGTTGCCGCCGATAGTGTCGCGGTGGCAATTAAAGTTTGACCGCCTGTTGGTAGTCCAAAAACTGTTGAGTCAATAGCGTCGCCCAATGCTTCAATGGCGGTAGCGCCATCCTTGACGTAATCGGTGCTGGTTGGTACTGGCCAGCCGTAGTTTGGTGTGGTTGTTGCCATTATAGATCCTGCCATTCTGTGGTACTAGGAGTATACCCCGCCCATGTAACGGTTGGTGCGATTTGCAACCAAACTTGGTTGGGGTATGTCTCGGAAATTGCCGAGCAAATCAACGTCATGTTGGCTGTGTAGCGGTCAAGATTCCACTTGATGCCCTCGACAAAGCCATCGAAAGTGCCACCAAATACTGCTGGCAAATCTTGCGTGTATACAGCTGATCCAACGTGCATCAGGATCAGCGCATCCCGGGTGGCATCGCTAACCGTTGGGCTGTGCAGTGGCACAGTCAATTCCTCTGGGTAGGTGCGTGGGTAGGCGCGACTTTCCAAGAATGCATCAGCCTGACTTTGCGCATCTGCCCCGTTTTCTAGCTGCGTAGATCGGCTGCCTGAAAGTTCACCAAAGGATTGCTGGCTGGTGTAGTCGGCTGCATACTTTTCTTGATTGTTCTTGTAGGTCAAGGTCACGTCATTGACGATCTCTGACCACTGGGCGGCCTGTCGCAGTCCTACGGCTAGCAGGTCATCATCAGTAAGGGTAAGCGGTGTTTGTGTCGCTCTGGCTGTGTATGACTCGTAATGAATTGAGCCGTCAGGGGCTTCATACAGGAACCCTCGGCCAGACTGGGCAGCATTCTGGGCTAGTGTCAGGGCGTTGGCCACGCCATCGCTGTATGCGGTCAACTCGTATGTGCCGGGTGTGTCAATGTCGGCGATCAGATCGTCAACCAGAGTCTGGTTAGTTCCACCCCAGTTGGCCCATGTGGCAAGACTGCTCACAGCTGACCAAGTTAGTGTTGGGACTACCTCGGACCAACTTTCTAAGAATGCATCCGAAAGAATGTTTAATACCCGTGTGCCGTCAAATTCTTTGGCGAATCCATCGCCGCCAGTTGTAAAGCGATTTAGGATTGCTAATGGGCCAACGGCTGTAATGCTGTAAACGGCCACCGATCCCTCACTGCCGTAAGCATCTAGGCTAATGTCAAGATCAGAGATTGTGCCTGTGTAGATCGTGCGGTAAGTGTTGGTTGAGTCCTTGACTTGAATCTGAATGCTGTCGGACAGGTTTACGTTTAGCGCGGTATCTGCATCAGTCCAAAGCCTTACATTGGCAATGCCCACCAAGGCTTGTTCGTAAATGTCACGGCGACCCAGGCTAATTGAAATGTTGCTGATTGTGTTGTCTGCATACTCATTGACCCCAGCAAAAATTACTTTTGGGTAAGGCGTGTATACGGTCACAGTGTTGCCCCAACAAAGTTCACTGCGCCTGTGCGCCTTGCGCTGTCTTGCAGCAGCTTCTCGATTGATCGGCGAGCAGACTCACCATCAATAATGCCGTTCATAATTATGGTCACGCCTTGACCAGAGCCAGTGTCCGGGCGAATTGATCCCGAGCCACTTGGAACAAAAGTTTCAGGTCCAAACTCGCCTACACGATAAGGCTCATTCGCCATTACTGATCCACCAGCTGCGCGACCGCCAGCAATGTCAATGTACTGGCCAAGTCTAGAAATAGGATTCATGGCTGTTTTCAAAAAATCAGGAACTTTATTGTAAATCTTAAAATAACCGTCATAGGCTTGCGCTACCAAGTCAATGGCTTTGGCAAATGTTTCCATAGCATTGGCTAATTTTTCCAATGTTGATACACCAGTCGCAGCATCAGGGCTGGATATTTCGTCAAATAAACGAGTAAAAGCATCAGCCACTGCTCGCAACGAGTAGCCTAAACTGTAAGCACCATCTCCCTCGAAATTGCCAGCTAGTTCTCTTGCTCGGTTGCTTAAAGATTGTGGATCCTCACCTGCAAAACCTTTGGCTATCTTGTCAGTCATTTCAAGCAAAGTTCCAAGTACACCTAAAAGCGGTGCGCCAGCGGATTCTTTTAGTTCACCTAAACGCTGATTAACTATGTCCAATTTTCCTTGATAGGTATCAGCGTAGGTTGCCGCTTGTCCACCAAATAATCTTGTTAGTTCATCAGTAATGTCTTTAAAATCACCAGATTTTAAGATTGCATCATCTAAAGGTATGCCAAGGCGTTTTAGTGCGCCCTCGTTACCGTCATATGCTCGGGCTAAAGCCTCGGACACGCCAGCCAAATCTTTGCCGGTGCCTCTTGAAATATCCATTGCAAGATTTTGCAAATCTTGTGCTTCTGTTACATTGCCTGTGCTTCTAGTCAATCGACCCAAAGAATCGCGCAGTTCACCATCACTAAATCCCGATGCAAATTGCATGCGTTCAATGTAATTATTTATTGATGCTAGAACGGTTGAATCAACTACACCAGCCGTATTTTTTAAGGTCTCTTGAAATTTCTTTTGACTGGCTTCATCCTCGGCGGCTGCCTTGACTGCATCAATTCCAATTGCGATTGCCATAGCCCCAACGGCAACCGTAACAGCCGCAATGCTTTTGGCCATTTTCTTGCTTTTACTTGCAAGGTTTTTTTGAAACTTATTAGTATCATCATCGGCTTTTGCAATACCACGATTGAAATCACTAACGTCAGCTAGTAAGTTAAGTTTTAGTGTTCTTACATCAGCCATTTTGATCCCATACCTTGATTACATGTTTGTCAACGGCTTCTTTCCACCGAGCAGTAAGAGTTGGTTGTATTTCTTTTAATTTCTTAAAGATGCCATAACCTATGTTGCCCCTGCCTTGTGAATCTGATCTTTCTGGAAAACGGCGACCACCATTAGCAAACGGTGCAGGGCCACCAAATTCTGATCCAAACAAAACTTGACCAGATACCGCGCCGCCACTAAATCGGCCTTTACTACCACCAATTGTCACATTTGGTATGCGGTCTTTATTGGCTCGAATTGTAGCTGCTACTTTTTGCGCTTGATCTGGATAAGGGTTCATTGTGTAACTGGATTGCAATTCCGTAGCTGACCAAGCACTAATAGACGTAACGTCGTCTTTTAATGACAATTTACTGTTTTCATCCATTTTGCGAAATGCCGCATACAGATTACGCAGATCACTTTGATCAGGCTGAATTTTGACTGTTTGTTTTTCAGCCATGTCCATTCCTCTCTGTAATCAGCGTCAAAGCTGTGTTGATGTCTGCGAGTGACCATTGATACAGATCTGACAAAGGTATCCCGGTGACAACTGCTATTCTGACGAGTCCGTCAGCGAGTTCTCTTTTGGGCTTTCCTCGACCACCTCAAAGGTTTCAAACTCATTGGTGACCCATGCTTGCTGGCTTGGTAACTTGGTATGCCCTTGGGCCTTGGCGGCCTTGTAAAGCATACAAGTTATGACATCCAGCGAGCCTTGGCTCATTTTCTCTGCCGCCTGGCTAACTGTGTAACCGAGTTCGCGTTCGATCTCAATCCACAACCAAGCGTTTTCATCACTCACTATGTAATTGTTGCCCTGTTTTGTTGTAACTGTGTATTGCATAATGGTTGCCCTGTTCTATTCGTTAAGTGCGGGTTACTGATCCATCCTCAACAACGAAGCTGAG